TATTTTGTAAGAGTTGTAAATCCAACAACTATAAGATTATTCAATAAGAAAAATGATGCATTAACTGGTATTACTGGTATTAATACAGTAGGATTAGCAACAGATTCTTCTGCAACAGGTAAACACTCATTTAGAACAGAACCAAAAAATACTATTACAAGTATAAACGTATTGAATTCTGGTAGTGGATATCAACATCGTAAATTAATTGTAAAACCAAGTGGTATATCAACTTCTTATGATACTGTTAACTTTAATAATCATGGATTTGAAAATGGTGATTTAGTCAATTATTCGCCAGCAGTTGGTATTGGTTCTACATTACCAAAAGCGATTGGAGGATTGGATAGTGCATCATCCTACTATGTAATGAAGGTAGATAATAATTCATTCAAATTAGCAGACGCAGGTATAGGTGGCACTTCAAAATCAGATTTCAATAGAGGAAAATTTGTTGGATTTAATTCTACAGGAACTGGTTATCAAACATTTAAATATCCAGATATCAAAGTTAATATTGAAGTTATCTACAATGGTAACGTTAGTGGTACATTTAACGTAACTCCTAAAATTACTGGTTCATTTACTGGTGCATATCTATACGAAGAAGGTATGGATTATGGGTCTAAAATAGTAAATAATACTTCTAATCCAAAAGTTGATATATTAAATGGTCGATTAGGTGGAGTGAAACCAATAATTGAAAATGGCAAAGTAGTTGATGTACAAATATTAGATCAAGGTATAGATTATAACTCCACCCCAGATATAAAAATAATATCCACAGGAAAGGGTGCAGGAGCGATTGTAAGACCTATAATTGTAGATGGTAAGTTAATAGATGCTGTCGTCATTAGCAGTGGTATAGGATACGATCAATCAACCACAACTGCCGAAGTAATATCAAGAGGTATGAATGGTAATTTTGATTCATCTATAAGAATTTTAAAATTAAATGAACATTTTAGAGAGGGATCTTCAACACTAATTTCGAGAAACAATTTTTTAAGTTATAATATTCTCAGTTGTGATGATAAGATATTAGAAAATTTAGAAAATGGTGTTTTTGAATTAATAAATGAAAAACCACAAAAGCATTCTCCTATTATAGGATGGGCTTATGATGGAAATCCAATATATGGACCATCTGGATATTCCGATCCAGATAATATTAATTCAGATTTAAAACTTATAAAACCATCTTATACTAAAAATATAAGTAAAAATAAAAATAGACCTGAAGGATTTGCTGAAGGTATATTTGTTGATGATTTTATTTTTGATAATTCTGGTGATTTAGATGTTCATAATGGAAGATTTTGCAAAACACCAGAGTTTCCAAATGGAATTTATGCTTACTTTGCCACCGTCGAAATAGATTCATCAAATAATAAAGTTATTGGTGCTTATCCATATTTTATAGGAAAAACATTTAAATCATCTCTAATTCAAGATAATTTAAAATTAGACCATGATTTTGATTTTAATAATTCAAATTTAAAAAGAAATACTTATCCATATAATGTTGGGGAAAAATTTGCTAATAATGATTTCTTAATTGAATCATATGAAAATTCTACACAATCAGCAGAGGTGTTATCAGTATCTAAAGGTGATATTAATGATATAACTGTATTAAATCCTGGTGAAAATTATAAAGTTGGTGATCTTACATCTTTTAATGAAAAAAACACAAATGGTCAAGGTTTTAGATCTCAAGTTAGTGAAATAGTTGGTATAGGAGTTTCTGTTATTGATACGAAGTTAGATAGATTTGAAAATGTTGTATTTACAAGATTAAATCAGGATACAGTAATTGGAAATTACAAACCCTTTATTGAATTAAATAATCAAGATTTTGTATTTGTTTCTGGTTTAAGTACGTCAATACAAAATTTGACAGATTCATTTAAGATTGGTGTAACCACTTCTCGTGTTGCTCTAGCAAAAAGTATGAGTGTTGTTGGAGTAACCAGTTCGATAGAGGATATCTTTGTTAATAGATTACCAGATAATGTTTCAGTTGGTAGTAGCATTAGAGTTGGTTCAGGCAATGCATTAAATGATGAAATAATTGAAGTATTGAATATTTACAATGATAGAAAAATAATTCGTTCATTAAGGCGTGAAAATGGTATAGGTCATACTTTTGGTTCAAATGTTGATTTATTAAATAATCAAGTAATTATTCCAGTAAAAACAGAAAAATTTGATTCACAAGAAAATGATATTGTATATTTTAATTCACTCCAATCTATTGGAATTGGTACTGATGGGGTAGGAATAAGCACTGATTATGTGATTGGTGAAACAACTAAAGAAGTTTCAATACCAAATAGACAGATATATCTTCCAAATCATCCATTTAAAACTGGTCAAAAAGTATTATTACGTATTCCATCTGTACCAAATAGTCGAATCAATGTAGCTAATACCACTGATCCTAATGATAGTAATGGTAATTTCCCAATACCATTCGGTACATTTGATACTCAAATAGAATTATTTGTAATTAAAAAAAGTGAGGATTACATTGGTCTTTCAACAGTAAGCATTGGTAATACAAGTGAAGGATTATACTTTAGATCGAATGGAAGCAATGTTCAAAGTTTATCTACTTATCTTTATAATATATCATCACAATTTGAGCAAGTAACTGGTACTATTGAAAAAATTGTAAGCACAGTGACAACAAAAGTAGCTGCTGCTAATACTACGACTCATAATTTACAAAATGGTGATATTGTTAAAATAAATGTTGTTCCAAATTTAACAGTTGGAATTGGAACAACTGCACCTATTGAAGTAAATTATAATTCTAAATTTGAAAAGTTATTAATAAATCCAATTAAATTTACAAATACTAATGTTAAATCAAATCAGATTGATATTGAAAATCATGGATTCAACACTGGCGATAAAGTGCTTTATGAAGGAAGTATTGGTTTTGGTACAGGATCCTATTTTGTAAATAAAATTAATAGCACATCTTTCCAATTAACAGAAACTTATAATGATTTATTTGCAAATCCAATAAAATTAATTGAAATAAATCCAAATACTGGAGGAAGTGAGCAAACTATATCTCCAATTAATCCTCAAATTAAAGTATATAAAAATACAAAAATCAAATTTGGATTATCTACATCTAATCTTTCTGGATTTGATTTCAAAATATTCTATCAAAATGATAGTAATGAGTTTTTGAGTTCTCAAGACTCTACAATATTTAATGTTGGTATAGCAGGTACTGTTGGATTAGGAACTGATGATAGTAATCCTGAAGGTGCATTCTTAACCTTACAACCTACTATCTCGACACCACCAGTATTATATTATGGTCTAACAAAGGGTGGTTTTATTAGTACAGCAGATAGCGACGTACAAAATTACTCTCAAATTATTTTTCTTGATAGTGTATATAATGGTGAATATAAAATATCAGATGTCACACCAGATACATTCAACTTCTCACCAAACTTGCCTGAATTTTTAACTTATAATGATACTGATTGTGAAAAAATTGAATATACAACAAAATCAAAAAATGTAAAAGGTGGTATTAGTAAATTAAAAATTATTTCAGGTGGATTTAATTATAAAAAATTACCAGAATTTGATAAAGTAATATCAGAAGAGGGAACAGGTGCTAATTTAGTCGCAATATCTAATAACATTGGTAAAATTCAAAAAACAAGAGTACTTGATATAGGATATGAGTATTCATCCGATAAAACATTACAACCTGAAGTTTTCATACCTTCAGTTTTAAATATTGATAATTTAGATACTATCTCTGATATTGAAATTATTGATGGTGGTTCTGATTATACTACATCACCTGATTTAATCTTATTCAATCCAGTTACAAACCAGATTATAGATGATTCTTCAATACTAGCTATAACTCCTAATCAAACAATTGCAGATGTTGAATTAATAGCACCTATTCATGGATTAGATTCTACAACTCATGAAATATTTGCAATTAATAATTCAAATGGTATAGGTATTAACTCAATGAGAGTTAATCAACAGGGTTTAATTGAATGTTTTATGCAAACCCCATTCAATGGATTTTCAGATCCTCAACCATTTGCACTTGGTGATGAAATATTTGTCGAAGGTGTACAAAGAAAGGATGAAACAGGAGATGGATTTAATTCTTCAGACTATAACTTCAAATTCTTTAAAGTTGAAGAGTATATACCAGGTTCAAGAACTATTGTAAAGTATAGTGTTGCAGGATTAAGCACAAATCCAGGAATTGCAGTAACATTCCAATCTGGATTTGCATCTATAATTAATAAGAAAAAATATCCCAATATACTACCAGTTCAAAAGAGAGGAGTTTTCCAATTAAATGAAAAATTAACATTAAATGGTGAAAAAGTTGATTTAAAAATTGTTGAAACAAGAGACGATTATATAAAATTGGATGGATTACAAATAATCAATAAGGGAGATAGAATTACAGGTAGAACAACAGGTGTTTCAGCAGAGATAATCAATCTTAAATCTAATACAGGTTCTTTCTCTGTTGGTTTTTCAAATCGTCAAGATTATGGTTGGATTGATAATATTGGTAAATTAAACGAAGATTTACAAGTAATACCTGATAGTGATTATTATCAAAATTTATCATATTCTGTTAAAAGTCCAATAACTTGGGATAAATTCTCAAACAGTGTTAATAGTATTGTACACCCTTCAGGATTAAAGAATTTTGCAGACACATTTATACAAAGTCAAGTTAGTGTTGGTTTGGCTAGGACAAATGAATCAATAAGAAATATCACTCTAGATCTTGTTAGTGACGATAATCGTGTGGATGCGATTAATAATTTTGATTATGTAATAGATGATGAAAGTCAAGGAAATAAAACAAAAACCATTCTCTTTTCTACTAAAAAATTAACAAACTTTAATAAGTGTATTACAAATAGAGTTATAATGCATGATGATATTAGTAGTAAATTTTCAAGTGTTGGTTTCTCTCCAGATACAAGTTCTATTGATGAAATAACTGGTAGATTTGTAAATTATCTTATTCAAGTAGTTGATCCAGATACATTTGATACCCAGTTGAGTGAAATAGTAGTTTTAACTAAAGAACAAGATATTATATTACTTGAAAAAACAAGTGATACTGCTGGAGTTGGATTAAACAATACTGATAGTAATCAAAAATTAGGTGATTTTAATACAGAAATTACTGATACTGGGGTTAAAAGATTAATATTTGATCCTGTTGAGAAATTTACAAAAGATCATGATATTAAAATGTTAAAAACTTTTAGTGATGTTGATATATTAGGAATCACAACAAATATAGTTGGTAGTGTTAATTTAACAGGTTCTGTTGTAGATATAAACTCTAATAATACAGAATCAATTATCGAGATTGATAAAGATACATTTAATGGGTTACAAGCAAATATATTCATACAAGATACATTTACAAAAGAGTTTAATTACAATGAAGTCATACTTGATTTTGATGGAACTAATACAACTTTATCACAAATTTATTCCGATGATGTAATAGGAATCTCTACAAATCAAGTAGGAATTATAACATCTAAATTGGAAAATGGTTTTATAAAATTACAAATTGAAAATGATAGAAATAATAAATTAAACTCAAAATCTAGTATTGTAGGTTTGGGAACTACAACTGCTGGTATTGGAACTCACAGATTCTTATCACAAGGACAACCAGAGGGAGCAGAAAGAACTGTCAGACTTGAATCTACTTTTAATCTTGGAACTAGTTCTGAAATTACATACGCTTCGATTGATAAATTAAAAGATAGTTCTATTAAGTCTTTAATTAAAGTATCAACTGCAAGCACATCAGCTATTCATCAAGTAAGTGCAATAAGAGATGCAGATGATATTTTAGTTGTCCAATATCCATTTGTATCATATGGTTCAACTTCTGGGATTGGTTCCTTTACTTCAGTTATAAATGGCGATAATATTGATTTGCGTTTTATCCCTGATGATAACTTTACTGATGAAGTTAAAGTACAAGCATATAATCAAGTATTTTATACCGAACAGGATTTTGCTAATAATCCATTGGTTTTAAATTATGGTAATGTAACTCAAAGTGTATTATTATCTGCGTATGATGGTTTAGAAGGGAAAAGATCAGAGAAAACAGAATTTGAATTAACACATGAAGGAACACCAATTTATACCAAAACATTTGATCCTGATGGTGTTGGTTTAGAAAAAACAACAGGTACATTTACAATACCAAATCATTTCTTTAATACAAATGAAGAATTAGTATATACACCTGATTCATCATTTGTAGGTGTTGCTGCAACACCAGTTTCTATTGGTTCTACAGTAAACAATGCTGGTGTAACAACAGATATTTTACCATCTACTGTTTTTGTTAAAGTTTTAGAAGATATTAATAAATTCCAATTATTCCCAACAAGGCAGGATATAACATCTGGTATTGCGATCACATTTACTGGTGTAGGTTCTGGTAATCGACACAAGTTGAATATGACTAAAAAGTTATCTAAAACAATGATTGGATTAGATGGCATCACACAGCAACCAATAACATTTACATCCTTAACTCATACATTAGGTGTTAATATTGGTGCTGGAACATCACAATTCTCATTAAGTGGAATTGGTTCAATCGCAACATCTGATGTATTGAAGATAAATGATGAATTTATGAAGATTACTGAAGTTGGATTTTCAAGTACATCTGATGGAAGTGGAAAAATAGATGATCAACAAAATATATCAGAGGGGTTATCAACAGTTCCTACAGTTAAAGTTGAAAGGGGAGCACTAGGAATTGGTGCTACACAGCATTCTGCTGGTGATCTTGTCAGAATTCATAGAGGAGCATTTAATATTGTTGATAGTAATGTTCATTTTATAACTCCACCTAAAGGTAATACCCGATCAAGAAAAGGTAATACTGAATTACCTTTTGTCAAGGCAGATTTTAGTGGAAGAACATTTACTAGACAAGATTATACAACAAATATGTTATTTGATGACATATCTGATAATTTTACTGGTCTTACAACAAACTTTACTTTAAAGGTAGGAGGTGCAAATACATCTGCTGGCATTGAGGTGGGAAATGGTGTTGTATTCATTAATGGTGTATATCAAAGACCATTTACAGCAAGTGCAACAAATAATAATTATAGAATTTTAGCAGATACCACCGCTGGAATATCATCAATTAGATTTACTGGTATTACATCAGAAAATGGCACATTTATTGTAGCTGCTGATGACATTAATCAAAATCAAATACCAAGAGGTGGTCTTATTGTATCATTAGGTTCAACACCTGGTTTGGGATATGCACCACTCGTAGGTGCAAATGTAAAACCATTTACAGATGCAAGTGGTGGAATAACAAGCATTGTAGGTATTGCCACATCATCTGGTGTAAGTTTAGGTATTCAAACTGCTGAATATAATAATATATCAGGTATTATAACAGTTACAACAAATGATGTTCATGGATTTGGACTCAATCGTCCAAATACAGTTAAACTAAAAAATCTTGAATTTAGTTGTGATGGATATAGTGGAGTTACCACAACGATATTCCAAGATCATGAGAGACCATTATTCTTGGTAGGTGTTGTATCAGAAAGAAGTTTTGAAGTTCAAGCAGGACCAAGTACAATTGTTCATACTTATGAAGGTGGTGGTCATGCATTTGAATTCTTTGAAGATTTAACTTTTGGATCAGGTTACAGAGGACCAGTTGCAATTGGTGTAGAGGATATTAATTTCTTACACAAATTTGTAAGTTCAACAAATAATTCTATTACTGCAAATTCAGGTGCACAATTCACACCCACTGATGTAATTTATGAATCATCAACTGGTGATTTGACATTAATTATTCCATCACATGGTTTGGATACAAGTAATACAATAAAAATTGCAACTAATTCATTAGTGTTTACATGTGATAAAGATAATCATTTTAGTAATCACCCCTATCCTCGTGCAACAGATCCAGCAAATAATGTCTTTTTGACAATCACATCTGTTACAACTGATACAATTACTGTTAATGTTGGTGCTGGTGGAGGAGGTGGTACTGGTGCTGAAGTAACAGCAACAGTAGGTGTAGGAGGCACACTTGCATTTAATATTGTAAGTTCAGGTTCTGGATATATAAATCCACAGATTAATATACCCGAACCAATTTATGAAAATCTTGAAGTTGAGGGTATATCTAGATTAGGTGTTGGAGCAACTACAGAAACAGGTAAAAATCTACTCTTAAACGTTGGTGTGAGTGCAGCAACAACGTCTGTTGGAATCGGTTCAACTTTATTCACGATTAGTGAATTTGAAATAGCAAGAGCAGGATATGCATTTAAAAAAGGTGATAAATTTAAACCTGTTGGTCTTGTAACTGCTGCACATTTATCAGCACCAATACAAGAATTTGAATTAGAAGTTGTTGAAATATTTAATGATAAGTTTTCGGCATGGCAATTTGGTGAAATTGATTCAATTGACAGTATTAAGTTCTTACAAGATGGACAAAGAGTTAGATTCCCATTATTCTTTAATGGAGAACTTATAAGTTTTGAAAAAGATGATACAAATGATCTTTCTTCATTAATTGACTTGGATGCAGTCTTACTTATATTTGTTAATGGTGTTTTACAAAAACCTGGTATTTCTTATCAGTTTAATGGTGGAACAACATTTACATTTACAGAACCTCCTCAAGGAGAAACTGGTGAAGGTTTAAATGATCATGATCAGGTTGATATTTACTTCTATAAAGGTATAGACGGTATAGATGTTCAACTTGAGAATGTTATGGAAACAATAAAAATTGGTGATAACCTTCGTATATTTAAGAGTGATGTATCACCTGGTATTACAACGACACAAACTAATGAAAGAGTTGTTAAAGAAATACTTAATACTGATAAAGTAGATACTGACATATATACAGGTTTGGGAATTGATGAATTTAATCAAAAACCAATTAGGTGGACAAAACAAAAAAGAGATTTACAAATAAATGGAACTTTGGTTGCAAAATCTAGATCTATATTAGAAGCTCAAATTTATCCTACATCTAAAATAATTGGTGATTTTACAACCACATCTGGAATAGGAGTGCAAGGATCTAATAGTATTTTCGTAGATGATGCACAGTCATTCTTCTTTGAAAACAGATATGGACTCACTATTAGTGGAGTAGACGCATTAGTAACATCAGGTGAAATTCCTACTCCTGCATCTGCTGTAGCAAACGTATCTGGGACTGGTACTATTTCCTCCTTAACTATTACAGAATCAGGTTCTGGATATGAGGGCACAGTTGATGTAAGAATAGCAGCACCACCTTCAGGTATTGGTGTTGGTGTAGGAACAACAGCAACAGCAACGCTTACAGTTTCCAATGGTTCAGTTGCTTTTAATCAAATGACAGATGGAGGTCTTGGATATGATTCAAGTAATCCACCTCAAGTAGTTATTGAAAGTCCTCCATTCAAAAATGAGCAAATAAAAAATATTGTTAATTTTGAAGGATATACTGGAATTATAACAGGTATTACAACGACTACTAGAACTGGACCTAATGCATTAGCATTAAAATTTGATTTCCATGCAGTAACTAGAGGTACAGATGGAGGTTTTGTAAATGCTCTTGCTAACACACTTAAGGTTGGTTATCCCATACTAATTACGGATACAAAAGTTGGACAAGGATTGACATCTGTAAATTCTTCTAATTCAGAAGTAGTTGGTATAGGGACAACTTTCCTTGATAATGTTTATATTGTTAATACTGTTGATATGTCTGCTGGTGGTGCAAAAGGTACAATTACTTGTAATGTACATACAAATAGTAATACAGCAATTGCTGGTATTGCCCAAACAGGATTCTTCCAATTGAATGGTGTTGGAATAACAACTTCACTGGGTAAATTGAGTTGGGGAAGATTATATGGTTCTTCAAATGTAGGAAGTGATTTAATACGTTCATCTAACCCCATTTCAATTGGTGTTACTGGATTAACAGTGGATGCTGGTCTTTCAACATTCCCAACCATTCAAAGAAAAAATTATGATAATATAGGTGAAACTGGTCATCGAAACACTGGTTCAATTAGAGCAGAATTAAGTGCACAGTAACTTGATGCTAGAATCACTATAAATAGAAAGAAATGTAAGGATACTCGATTTCAGATGTCAGCTATTATTACTGATCAATTCAGAATTTTGAATGCAAATAATTTTGTAGATTCAGTTCAAGATACAAATAATTCTTATTATGTCTTTTTAGGATTAACAAATCCTATTGGAGAACAATTTGGTAGAGACAATAATTGGAATACAAATACACCAGCACCAACTGATAGTTTTTCATATCGAAGGCATGCAGGTGATACTATGATGTATGGTAAAAAAATAGCATCTGCCAATATAAGGAGACTTATAAGAAGAGTTAATTGGGTTTCTGGATCTAGGTATGAAATTTATAGAGACGATTACAGTGCTACAAATCAAAGTCCAGTAACAAAGGCAAATAGATTATATGATGCAAATTATTATGTTGTCACCTCTGAACTTAAAGTTTATATTTGCATTGATAACGGTTCTACAGGTTCTAATCCACTAGGTAATGTTTCGCAGGATGAACCAACTTTTGAAGGCACAGAACCATCAAAAGCAGGTAACAGTGGTGATGGTTATGTATGGAAGTACTTATTTACTGTTCCTGCTAGTGATACTATTAAGTTTGATTCAACAGAATTTATATCAGTTCCAAATAATTGGTCAACAAGCACTGATGCACAGATAAGAGCGATTCGTGAAAATGGTAATTCAGAAATAAATTCAAACCAAATAAAACATATTTACATTGAAAATCAAGGTGCAGGATATAATAATGCAATAGGTGAAGAAGTAAATATTGTAGGAGATGGCACTGGAGGAAAGGCAAGAGTTGACATAGATGGTGGAAAAATAATTAATGTTACTGTAAGTGCTGGAGGTAAGGGATATACATGGGCTCTTGTTGATTTAGATGCTTTTCATGACCCAGAAAAAGTTACAGAGAGAGCAAAGTTGATTCCTATAATTCCACCATCTAGAGGTCACGGAGATGATATTTACACTGAATTAGGAACTGATAAAGTACTTATCTATGCAAGATTTGATGATTCTACTAAAGATTTTCCTGTAGATTCTAAATTTGCACAGATTGGTATAGTTAAGAACCCCACCAAAATTGATAGTGAAGTTATCTATACAGATAATACTTTTTCATCATTACAAGCAATTAAAATAGATAGTTTTGAGACTGACCCAAATACTGGACTTCCGATAGGTTCTCCTCAAATAGGTGAAGAAATAAATCAGGTTCTTACAATTCCCCCCAATGCTGAAAAAATTGCAAAGGGATATGTAAGTTCTTACGATGAAACCACTGGAGTTCTTAAATACTTCAGAGATCGATCATTATATTTTAATGGTACTACCTTCGATCATACTGACCAAGTTGGTGTGAATACAAATGGAAGAATTTATCAATTTGAAACTGGATCAACAGCAAATAGTATAAAAGGAAAATCATCTCAATTTTCTGGGAATATACAAATTAATTTTTCAGGTATTACAACTAATCCAACTGGTGCTAAATTAATTAATTTGGGAACTAGATTCCAAGCAGGGTTATCTGATTCAGAGATAAATAAAGGGTCGGGACAAATTGTCTATTTGGATAATAGACCTGAAATTAATAGAAGTCTCCGACAAAAAGAGGACATCAAAATCGTATTAGAGTTCTAAAATGCCACAAAAGACAAATTTAAATATAAGTCCTTATTATGACGACTTTGATAAGGCGAAAAACTTTTACAAAATTCTTTTCAAACCTGGTAAACCAGTGCAAGCAAGAGAATTGTCTGGGTTGCAGTCTATATTGCAAAATCAAGTTGAAAATTTTGGAAAGCATATTTTCAAAGAAGGTTCGATGGTCATACCTGGTGGCATTGAAGTTGACAAATCCTACTTTTCTTGTAAAATAAATCCATCTCATCTTGGTGTTGATGTCTCAATTTACTTGGATAGTTTAATTTCAAAAAATAATGGTAAAGGAACAAGGGTTAGAGGTCAAAAATCAGGTATTGTAGCGACAATAAAAAATTATGTTCTACCACCAAATGAAGGTGTAGAAGAACCAACAATATTTGTAAAATATAATAAATCGGGTACAGAAAGTCAGAGTGTTGCTTTTCCTGATGGTGAAATTTTAATACTTGAAGAAAGTTTAACTTATGGAAATACAACCATAAACACAGGTGAGACTGTATTGACATTATCTTTACAGGGTGCATCAGCGACTGGTTCGGGATTTGGTATTAGTGAAGGTGTATATTTTGTGCGTGGTACATTTGTAGATGTTCCAACATCTTTTATAATATTAGATCCTTATAATCCTAAACCATCATATAGAGTTGGATTAGAGGTGATTGAGGAAGTTGTAAATGCAAATGATGATTCTTCATTATATGATAATGCAAAAGGTTTCACTAATTTTGCAGCACCTGGTGCTGATAGATTTAAAATTTCTGTCAAATTAACCAAAAAAGCATTAAATGATAATAATGATACTAGTTTTGTAGAATTATATCGAATTAGAGAGGGTGAAGAGAAAAAAGTACAAGATACAACTGTTTATTCAGAGATTAAAAAATATTTTGCAAAGAGAACATTTGATGAGTCAGGTAACTATGCTGTTGAACCATTTCGTGTTAATTTACAAAATTCATTAAATGATGAAATAGAATCAAACGGATTATATACTGAAAATCAGTTAACAGATCAAGGTAATAAACCTTCAGAAGATACTTTATGTGTTAAATTATCTCCTGGTAAAGCTTATGTAAAAGGTTTTGATGTATATTTGCCTGGTACAACAGTATTAGATGTTCCTAAACCAAGAGATGTAAAAAATGTAAACTCTGCTTCAATACCTTTTAGTATGGGCAGTTTACTGAGAGTAAATAATGTATTTGGAACACCATATATTAATTTGGGTGGAACTGGTTCTAATATTATTGAACTTTATAATCAAAGAAGAGATAGTGGCACTGCAGCAGGGACTGGTATAAAGATAGGAGAAGCAAGAGTATATTCATTCGGAGTAACAGACGCATCTTACAGTGGTGCATCAACAGAGTTTGATTTGCATTTGTATGATATTCAAACTTACACTACTTTAGAAGTATCAAATATAGATACAACACAAGTAAAAGGAGCTAGAGTAAGAGGACTATCCAGTGGTGCGATAGGATATTTAGCAGAGACTCCTAATACAAGTGGTTCAAATGAATTAAACGTATCTGAAACTACAGGCACATTTATAGTCGGAGAACAATTAATATACAATGAAAAAATAACTGATGTTAAATCTTCTATTATAGAAATACATGCATATAATGTATTTGACATCAAATCTGTTTATCAAGACTCTAATTCTATTAGTGGTAG